GTAGTTTTATGAACTTTACATTGACAAACTATGAAAAAGAAATCCCTATCCAAACTAAAAAAGAAACTCTGGGAGGTGTTTGCTCTTTACATTAAATTAAAATACTCCGAGGACGGTAAGACTTGCCGCTGTTTTACTTCCGGCGTTGTCCTTACAATAGGTACTTCTAACTGTCAGGCGGGCCACTACTACTCCAAGAAAGGTTATCCGGCACTTTACTTCGATGAAGATAACGTAAGACCACAGTCATATCACGACAATATTAATTTATCCGGCAATACTCAGATATTCCGTGAGAACCTTATCGCTGAGATCGGAGCTGAGGCGGTTGAACGGCTCGACCAGAGACGGCATAACTCAGTTAAATTAACTTGTTCCGACTACGAAGAAAAGATTGAGTATTATTCACAGAAGATAAAAGAATTGAGATGATCCAAGAAAAAACCCTAAAGATCGAACTTATTAACGATCATTTTCAGAATTTTAAAGTTTACCAGATTCCTAAAGCTCAGCTAATCATAGCGGATATCCCTTATAATTTAGGCAATTATGCCTATGCCTCAAATCCTGCATGGTATAAGGACGGAGACAATAAAAATGGGGAAAGCGAATTAGCCGGGAAGGAGTTTTTTGATACCGATAAGGATTTCCGTCCTGCTGAATTTATGCATTTCTGCTCGACAATGTTAAGACCTGAGCCAAAAGAAACGGGCAAGGCTCCGGCAATGATTGTGTTTTGTGAATTTGAACAGCAATTCTATCTGATTGAATTAGCTAAAAAATACGGACTAAAGAACTATATCAACCTTGTCTTCAGAAAAAACTTCTCCGCACAGGTATTAAAAGCTAATATGAAGATTGTCGGTAACTGTGAATATGGACTACTGTTATATCGTGAAAAGCTTCCTAAATTTAATAATAACGGGAAGATGATCTTTAATTGCTTTGACTGGCCCAGAGATAATGACACCCCGAAAATTCACCCCGTCCAGAAGCCTATTAAATTACTTCAGCAGTTAATTGAAATATTTACAGATCCCGGAGAAGTTGTAATTGATCCCGTTGCCGGAAGTGGAACTACTTTACTGGCTGCTTACAATACTGGGCGAAAATCATACGGTTTTGAGATTAAGAAGGATTTTTATAAAGATGCCTCACGACTGATAAACGACTTAAAGAAAAAGACCGAGGAAATAAAAACGATAGGTTTTGCAAAAACAGAACTGAACAAAAAACATCAAACATTATTCTAATATGATTCTTTTTAAATCCCCCCTCCGCCGCCGCATCGAGAAGATACGCAATGAACTGATGATGCAAAGGGTCAACCTCAAAATGGAGCAGTTGAACCAGTCTTTGAACCCCCAGGAGTTTGCCAGGTTTAGCGTAAAGGATAACGACCTGAAGATGCAGATCAAACTTCTTGATAAAATTCTTGAGAAATAACTTGCAGGATAAATGAAGATAGGATTGCTTGATATAGACGGTCATAATTTTCCCAACTTAGCTCTGATGAAAATATCCGCCTATCATAAGTCAAAAGGCGATTCAGTTGAATGGATTAATTTTTTTAATGAATATGATATTGTTTATCAGAGTAAGGTATTTTCATTCACTCCTGATAATGGTTTTATAATAAACGCAAAAAAGATTATTAAAGGAGGCACAGGCTTTGATCCATCTATTAAGTTACCAAATGAAATTGAGTTTTCTAATTGTGATTATTCTATTTATCCACAGACAGAACACGCACACGGATTCCTTACCAGGGGATGTATACGGAATTGTTCATGGTGTGTTGTACCACGCAAAGAGGGGGGGATATTTCAATATATGGATATTGAACAAGTATTACAAGACAGAAAATCAGCTATCCTTATGGACAATAATGTCCTCGCCTCCGATTGGGGGATAAAACAGATTGAGAAGATAGTAAAACTTAGAATCAAAGTAGATTTTAATCAGGGTTTAGATGCAAGATTGATTGATCGTACTATGGCAAGATTACTTTCTAAAGTAAAATGGCTGTCCCCTCTTAGGATGTCATGCGATAATATGACAATGGTAAAGCCAGTTAAAAGTGCAATGCGATATTTAAGAGAGTATGACTGCACTCCTCGAAATTATTTTATTTATGTGTTGATTAAAAATATAGATGATGCTCATAGGAGAGTAAAATTATTATCCAAATGGGGACTAGATCCGTTTGCGCAACCTTATATTGATTTTACCGGAGTAAACAAAATAACAAGAGAACAGAGGGATTTTGCAAGGTGGGTAAATCATAAGGCTATATTTAAGTCTGTTAAGTGGGAGGATTATAATAAAATCTAATAAAATAACTTGCAGGATAAAATTATTTGTTATCTTTGTACTTATAATAGTACGAGTATTATGAAACAGTTAATTCATTTTATTAAAATACTGCCACCGGCAGAACTTGCCTCGAAAGTTGCTCGTACCTTCTTAGAGGCTTTTTCTTGTCCGGTGGCAGTCCTTTTATAAGTACGAGTTATGGCAGAGGGGAAAAACAAAATTGTAGTATACAGGGATTGGATAACAACATTTGAATCCCTGAATGATGATGAGGCCGGTAGATTAATTAAACATTTTTTCAGGTATGTTAACGATCAGAACCCAGAACCGCCGGACAGACTGACTGGATTAATCTTTGAACCGATAAAACAAACATTAAAGAGAGATTTAGCTAACTATTTGAAAAGCTGCGATAAGAATAGAGAGAATATTAATATACGATGGAATAAAAATAATACGGACGTATACGAACGTATACCAGCCGATACGAAACATACCGATAGTGATAATGATAGTGATAATGATAAGAAATATATATACAACGCGTTTTATGATTCTGAAATTGAGAAAGCAAAGGACGAACAATATACCGCATTTGTTAAGTTTCTATTTGGTGAAAATGATTTAGGCCGTCCGATGAAGAAACTGTTAAAGATGCAGGACCAGATTGGGATAGTTCAGTTTCTTAAACTCCGCGAAGTATCTGAGCAAACAGGACGTAAGATATATGAAACTTGCAGGGACCTCGAAAACTATACAAAAAAATCTTATAGTTCTCTTTACCTTACCTTAAACAAGTGGTTAAAAAATGTACGTAGAGATAACTAAATCGGTAAATGCAGACAGGGGGAAGATAGTTCCCTTATCCGAGGTTACAAGCGAGCCCCGCGGACATGAGTTATATATTTCTCTTTTCCCTTTCGATAAATCAATAATCGATTACGTACAGATAAAGGGAACTATTAAAGAGCACACTGGTAAGCATTTTTGCCCTTACATTGCGTTTGATATCGATAATGATACAGACCTTAATGAATCGAAGTCGCGCGCGCTTGACCTGATAACCAGGTTTATTGATGAATATGGACTTTATCCCAATGACTTATCGATATATTTTTCGGGATCAAAAGGTTTTCACGTTGTTTTAAATGGTAATACTTACGGCTTTCCTGATCCAAACGAAAGCATGGGGTCGATTATTAAACAGGTTTGTATCGAACTTGCTGGAGAAATAAAGATTGATTCTGTCATATATGAAAATCACCGGCTTTTCCGTGTAGAAAACTCTTTGAACGCGAAAACAAGTCTTTATAAAATTCAACTTTCCTATGATGAGCTTTTTAGTTTGTCGGTTGATGAGATTCGCGAGCTTGCAAAAAGGCCGCGGATGTTTGTTCGCAAAAAGGGAATATCTGAAATAAGGCTTAATGAAAAAATAAACCGCATTGTACGGGCTGCGTTTATGAAGACAAGTGAGCCGGAAGAAGTGCGTAAGTTTGAAGATGGTTTTTTCTTGCCATCAACAAAAGGGGAAAGGAATAACAAGTTATATAAACAGGCTTTTTTCCTGTTCGTCAATACCGATTTACACGAGAAAAGTATCCGAGAAATAATAACATCGATAAATAATTCCGGTCCTGATCCATTGCCATTGTCTGAGGTGAACACTATCATAAATTCCGCGCGGAGTAATCGTAAAAAAGGAGAGAAAGAACCGTTAAAGATTGTATCGATTGCGGACCTATGGAGTGAATTTCTTTCTGGATTACAGGAGGAAAACAATAAAATCGATTTGTCGTTTAAGTCCCTTAATGAATTATTCAAAGGGAAACAACGCGGAAACCTGGGTATTGTTTTGGGGTATGGAGGGGCTAAAAAATCAATGTACGGTCAGAATATTTGTTATGACAATATACGCGTAGGTTGTCGGTGTATTTATTCAAATATGGAAATGAGTACCGCAAAGCTCGCGGAACGGTTCATTAATATTATCTTTGACGGAGGTACTACCCTTGCGAGTATCGCGATTGAAAATGAATTAAAACAAGGGCGCGATATGTCCGCGGTGTTTAAGCAACTGAATGAGGTATTGTCTGATAAACTGATAGTTTCGGAAAACTCAAATATGACAAGCGCGCGATATGATGAGTTAATTGAAAAGATAACAACTGATCGCGGTAGGGTTGATCTGCTTATTGTCGATGGTATGTCTATGATGGGGGGCACTGGGACGGAAGTAGAGCGCGCTAATGAACATAGTAAATCATTAAAGGAACTCGCGAAGAAATGGAATATATTAATTGTCGCAATTACCCACGTATCGAAGGGGGAAGATTTAATGACGCGGGATTTAACGCGGAAGGCGCGCGGATCTGAAAAGATAATTGATAACGCGGATTGGATTATGACATTAAGCCAGATAAAACAGGGAATCGATTATTTGCCAGACGCGGGTATTTATCATCTTTGGGATAAGCGCGGGACCGGTAAACGCGTTCAGAAAGTATGGGAGTTTGATCCGTTTAAATTGCGGATGAAAGAAAGCGATAAGGATGAATCACAATTAGGAATTATAAGAGATGAAATTTAAAAAGAAAGAAACCGGTTATCATCATTTTGCAGTTCGGAGATTAGCGGAGTGGGTTAATGGCAGTATTGAGAATCCTTTTAAGGTTGACGGGCGGATATTGTTTGTTCCTGATGTAACTGTTTATAATAATGGTTTGCCGGTTGAGTTTTACGAGGTGGTACACACGCACGAAATTGACGGTAAGAAATTAGGGTTTATTCAGGAATGGAGTTATAGAAATCAAACCGAAGTATCTGTTTATGAGGTATCTGCTGATTATATTTTGGCGCAAACAGAGAAGCCGGAAAGAGTAAGAACCAAAGAACTATACGAGATATGTGTAATTTAATTCACCCTGGGCGGTGCAAATATCCTGAAAATGTTACTAACAAAAAAGTTATATGAAAGTAATTAGTAAAATTGAATATCATGAAAAAGATTGAACAGGAAACAATGGAAATCTACAACAGGAGGCCAATAGGCTTACTTCTTGTTGTGCTTTTCGGCATGGTAGCAGTTGTTACCGCTGTTGCATGGGGGATAATGTACTTAATCAGTCTGATATGAAAAACGCACTTTTAATAATCGCACTTCTGCTGCTCTGCCGGGTGTTATTTGCTCCGGGCAACGTGGCGGTATTTGTCGAGAAAGGCAAGGCGATCCGACCTTACGACAGGATCATCCGGGCAATCGGTAAGGTGGAGAGTGGTAACAGGGACAGCGTGATAAACTATTCAGAACTTAGTTATGGCAGGTATCAATGTAGGCAAATTCGATTAGATGATTATTTTAACAGGACTGGGGTAAGATACTGTTTACCGGATATGCTCGACAGCGTTAAAAGCCGAAAGGTTATTGAATACTATGCTAATTTGTATGGTGTTTACCGCTCAGATGAGTTTATAAAATCATGGAACGGCTCAGGAGTGGCAACAATAAAATACCTTGCTAAAGTAAGGGAATCACTTTAAAATGAGTATATTTGTAAATAAAACCTAAAGAAATGAAAACAGAATTTGACAATCAAGTTGAGAAGATGCTTACAGATATGGGATATACCCTTAAATTTACAGGCAACTTCGATGATCGTAACGCTGGGGGTAATTATTAAACATTAAATTATAAATCAATGGCAGAAAAGAAATTAACTATGTCACTCTTTGTAGGGAAGAAGAAAATAGCCGAGGGTAAAACATATACATTAAACATACCTGTGATTGAAAGAACATCGGATATAATGCAGTTTTATTACAGACGTGCTAATCGGTACTTTTTCAAAAATGCATCATCAAAGTTAATGATCGAATCTCCGCTACTTATAGATAAGCTAAAGAGAGGCGAATATTATGAAGTAGAGATGACACATTAGAAAAAACGGCGAATCATGCAAAGAATAAAATACATCAACAAAGCCGGTTACACTCTCGACCAGGTATTGAAGATCATCAAAAGAAAGTCGAAAGAGATCATTGTCAGGGACCCGAACGATGGTCATGAGTTCCCGATACCACGCCACGCAGTCGAGAGCATCAGCGAGCCGGAGAAAGAGAAAGACGAACCAAATTAAATAAAATTATGAAAAGAGAAATTAAGGTTAGAGTATGGACAGGTAACATGATGGAGTATAATGTTACTACAGGTAAGTTTGGAACATTTTATGTCAATCCCGAAAAGGGTGACGGGCTAAATCCATTGGATACAGCAAGCCTTACTACTAGCACCACAAAATATCCTGATAACACCCCCGTTATGCAATACACCGGACTAAATGATAAGAACGGAAATGAAATTTACGAAAGTGATATACTCAAATGTTCAGACGGAAGGATTGCAATGGTTGTATGGTCTGAGAACGGATGGTATATAGAGAGTAATCCATTTTCAAAAATGGAAAAATCTTATGCTAAAATGGATAGAAACGAAGGCATATCAATGATATTGATGGATGCAAAAAGATATGGCCATTTATCTAAAACAGAAATAATAGATAATCATTATGAGAAAAAAAGAAACAGAAGAAAGAATTAGACTGATTGAATATGAGAATGCTATTCTCAAGCATGAAGTAACTGAGATTAGGAAAAGACTGAAAATTGCTATTCCTCCGATGTTCCCATTTGCACGCATTGAGGTAACAAAAATGGGCTGTTCGTGGAGTCTACCAAGTTACGAGGAATTAAAAGCGAAATATAAGGTTATATGATTAACGTATAAATAAATTCTAAAACTATAAGGCTTACATAATTTATGAAGAATAATTTTTTTTATTCAAAATAAATAGTTTAATTTTGTGGCATGGCAATAAGAAGTAAATATGTTGTTACGGTTGTTTTTACGAATGCAACGATAAATAAATGGATTGCCAATAAGTCATTTGCAATGAGGACAGATCATTATGATGTTTTAATGTCTCAGGAAATCTGTTTGAACTAATGGCAAAGAAAGATTTACAAAGCCTGTTCGATAAGATAATCATTGAAATAGCGGATGAAGGTAAGTCTTTGCGCGATGCCGTAAAAGGTAAAATGTCAATCAATGCTTTTTATGAGATTCTAAAGGATGATAACAGCGTAAAACGTTACGCGCGCGCGTGCGAAGAGAGGGCAGATAAGATTGCAGATGAGATACTTGAAATAGCTGATAACGGTAGTAATAAAGATAATACAATTGTTCAGCGCGACAGATTGCGTATTGATTCACGTAAATGGCTCCTCGCAAAACTGCATCCTAAAAAATACGGCGACAGGATAGATGTAACAAGTGGAAACGCGCCACTAAACCCCCCAACGGTTATCTTTAAAGATTTCAAGAATGAATGAAGTCGAAATATCAACCAAATTCAGACCCTTATTCCAGTTATTTGATAATAGCTTTCACCCCGAAATCGACACGGTGATAATAACCGGCGGGAGATACTCACTCAAATCTTACACAGTTTCGATCTTCGCTTTAACGGCACTCATCAATTACGGGTGGAATACTCTTTACACCCGCTTTACAAATATGTCAATCGTTGACAGCGTAAAGCCAGAGGTAAGCGATAAGATCGAACTACTGAACATGGAGGGGATAGTAGCTGATACGCAGAACCATATTGAATACAATGGCAACAAGATCAGTTTTAAGGGGATCAAAACAGGATCTCTGGGACAGACGGCAAACCTCAAGTCACTATCAGGGTTCAACCTTTTTGTAAACGATGAGGCTGAAGAGCTACCCGATTACAAGACATTCAAGAAGATATTTTACTCAATCAGGAGCCAGGATAAGCGCAACCTGACCATTCTGATACTCAACCCTACAACAAAGGAACACTGGATATATAAAGAGTTCTTTGAAAAGAGGGGCCTTAAAGGAGGCGACAACTGCATAAAAGATAACGTGATGTATATCCATTCGAGTTATCTTGACGCAGACCAGGAGAGAATACCTAAAAACATACTCGCAGATTACAACCGGTTGAAAGTAGAAGACCCGAAAGAGTATGAGAATATCGTATTAGGAGGCTGGATAACGGAACTTGAGGGTCAGGTCTTCCCGGAGGGTTCGTTAAAGAGATACAGAGAGTTCCCTGTTAATCAGGAATATTTCACCGTTGCCTTTGCTGATACAGCCGATGAGGGGAATGATTACTTTGCCATGCCAATCGGAAGGGTGTACGGTAACGATGTGTATATCTTTGACTGTATATTTGATCAGGAGAACCTAACTGTTCAGGAGGGGCAAGTCCAGAGTAAGGTTAAAGAGTGCAACATCAGGAACCTCTGTATAGAGACGAACAACGCAGGGGCTTACTTTGCAAGGCGTATGAGGGAGCTGTTGCCACAGATAGAGATATTCGGGCAGTACAGTAAATCAAATAAGATGGCTCGCATCCTTGCCAATGCAGGACTGGTTAAATTATTTTTCCACTTTCCCATTAATCCGAATCCTGATTTGCAGAAGTTCATCGACCAGGTAGTTAGTATCCTGAAAACGAGTAAAGACAATGATGACGCACCGGACGCATTAACGGGATTAGCTGCTTATCTTGAAAAATATTATGGATTGTTCAGGATAGATTGAAAATATTAACATCATGCACGTAAAAATAAAAACAAATGTCAATTTACACCCCAAAAGAATATAGCGAGCATTTCACCCTCGGAAAAAAGAAAGTCAGCGCAAAGACAATTATCAGGGCGTGCAAGAAAGGACTATTACCCCATGAACATAAAATCAGGCGACTACCAGGTAAAAGAGGGTTGTTTGTTATTTCTGTCCATTAAAAGACCATAGAATTAAAATCAGTAATCTATTATTGACAAAATAGATTGATATTTGTCTCAAACATTTCACGGATGTTTGAAGATACTTTCTATTCCTTGTCTCAGTACTTCGCAAAGCGTGCAGGTGTTGCACGTAACCCCGTCAACTCATATAGCTATCAGTATCTTGTCGACAAACCAGCATGGTTAAGCCTCGGAAGTGCCTCATCATATCGGCAGGCAGTATCTGAGAATCCTGTGCTTTATGGCTGTATTGATATACTGGCCTCGGCATCAGCGAACGGCAAAAAGTACCTTGTTGACCTGAATGAAGAGGTTATCCCCTGGAATACTAAATCGGTGGCAGTTCAGAACGCACGGAGGTTATTTGTTTACAGACCTAACCCCTTACAGAGTGCAAAGGAGTTCAATTATGAACGTGCTTATATGTTCTTTACATTCGGGAATAATTACGTCTATCTGAACAACCCCCTCCAGATGGAGACGGATATCGTAAACGTTCAGACCCTTTACAACTTACCTTCCGAGTATGTCGAGGTTAAACAGACCGGTAAGCTCTTTGACCAAGTAGATATCAAAGGGATTATTGAAAGCATCTGTCTCACAAATTACAGCCCTGTTAAGACATTTGACCCGTCAAGGGTGATAATCTTCAATGATATCAATGTCAGCGGGGTAGGTAATTCGATCATAGGGAGTTCACGTCTTGAGGTGTTAAAGTACCCGATAACAAATACTCAGTATGCATTTGAGGCAATGAATGTGATACTGAAGTCAAGGGGTATGCAGGGGATCATTAAGACTAACAGTAAGGATGCGACTGGCACACAGATACCATTATCCGGTGCGTTAAAGGATGATGTTGACAAGACATTTAAAAACGGTTACGGGATACTTGACAACCAGAAACAGATACTTTTCACCTATGCAGATGTTGAGTTCATAAAGACTATAATGAATAGTGCCGAGCTTGGAATCTATCAGGAGTTCAGTAACAATGCGATGATTATATCCAACGGCCTCGGAGTACCAACAGAGCTTTACAAGACCTATACTCAGGGAGCAACATTTGAGAATCAGGCACAGGCTGTAAGAAGGTTATACCAGGATACAGTTATCCCGAAGGTTGAGAATGAGGATCAGTACTGGACTGAACGGCTTAACACCCGCAAATACGGGTTTGAGATACGGACAGACTTTTCACATATTCCAGCCCTTCAGGAAGCATTTAAAGAGAAAGCAGCAGCACTGTCAATGAACGTGACCGCTGCAAGTAAGGCATATAACGATAACGCTATCACATGGAACCAATATCTTGAAATGATAGATTTGGAGCCAGTCAGTGGCGGAGACCTTTTAAAATCAGAACGCAATGAGCAGCAAACCGAAACTAACAACGGAGGAAATCAAAAAGCTCCGGTTACTGAAACAAAAGAAACAGGACAGCAAGGAACTAATTAAGAAGTCATGATACGGTACGGAAATATGGAGTTTGCGACAAAGAAAGAACTGTTTAAGTTCCTTGTTGAGAACAAAGATCAGTTAATCGCTCAGAAGAAAGCGGTTAAGAAAGAGATTGACTGCGCTGTCATGGTTGCCCCTGTGATTGTGAATGATCCCAAGAGGGTAGCAAATAAATCAGAGAGCGAGATAATTGACCCTATTGATATGGACCAGGTAAGGGTGGTTTGTGTGATTAATACAACCAACTACCTGGATTCACACATGGACGTACACATGCCAGGTATCTGGAACCGGAGCCTTCAGAACAATAAATCTATCATGCACCTTCAGGAGCATTCGATGGAGTTTGAGAAGATCATCGCAGACGGCAAAGACCTGAAAGCATATACCAAACTATTCAAATGGTCAGAGCTGGGGTATGATTTTGAAGGAGAGACAGAGGCGTTAGTCTTTGAATCAGTTATCCGGCGTAAGCGCAACGAGTTCATGATGAATCAATACGCTAACGGATGGGTAAAGAATCATTCAGTAGGTATGTATTATGTTAAGATGGGGTTTGCGCTGAATGATGAGGAGTACCCGAATGAATATGACGCATGGAAGAAATACTTTCCTGAGATCGTTAACCCGGAGATAGCGGAAGAAAGAGGTTATTTCTGGTACGTCTTGGAAGCCAAGTGCGTTGAGGGTTCTGCTGTACCCATAGGCTCAAACACAGCAACACCGACATTAGAAGTAAACGAAAAGACTGACCCGCTGAAAAGCACTCAGAATAAAACTGACCCGGCGAATGCCACTCAGATCGACTACAGTTATCTTATTAAAAACTTAAAAAATTAAAAACGTGAACGAAAGAGAACAACTTTTGCTTGAGATAAAAGGACTTATCGCTGACTCACAGAAAGAAGGCGTTAAGAAAGCCGATCTCGATAACACCATAAAAGAACTTAACGACAAGATCGCAAAGCTCGACAATGGTGAAATGAAAACACTCAAGGAGTCAGTTGATGCACTCCTTAAAGCTACCGCTGACAATGCCGCTGCTATCAAAGCAATGGGTGAACAGTCACAGAAAAAAGAAGAGAAGCCCCTGACACTGAAGGAAGCTCTTATTGCAGCAGCAATGGAAGCCGGAAAGAATGTACCGAACCTTATAACAGAAGTTCAGGAAGGTGACAAGAAGAAGCTGTCGATGAAGGAATACTTCACCAAACTCGGCAACAGGTCAACCCCTGAGCTGACTGTGAAGGTTGCCGTTGATATGCTTCAGGCAAACATTGTTCAGAGTAACGTTAATACCGTACGGCTGACACAGCTTGACCCGCAGCTGGTAGGATCTGCGCTTGCTTTTTATCAGCACGTAGTTGACTGGATGCCAGTCAAACCGATCACCGGTAAATTCATGAGCATACTTGTTGTTTACAGCTATGAGGACGGAGCCGGAACCAAAACACAGGGTTCAACTGCTTCCAAATCGAGCTTCTTGCTGAAAACCGTCGAGTTTGTAAGTGCAACCATCGGAACAAAGTTCAGGATCTCTGATGAGTCGCTTGCTGACCTTCCCGAAGTAATGGATGAGATTGCAAGGGTAGCGCCTGATAAGATAAAGAGTAATATTGACTATCAGATACTTGGCAGTGCTGGGGATGATACGACCACAATTAAAGGTATGTATGCAGCATCAAAGAAAACTGATTTTGCCGGAGCAACAACCTACGCATCCACAATTCAGAATGCTAACAAGGTTGATGTTATTTCCCTTATGAAAGACCAGGCTGAAACAAGTGGTTATGTCGTTGATTCTATCAACCTTAACCCGCTTGATGTAAGGGTTATCGCAGCAGAAAAAGACCAGCTCGACAATTCAAAGACTGACCGCAGGGTTACATTTGATGCACTTGGTGAGCCTCTGGCTATCTGTGGGATGCTTATCAAAAGAAACGTAAAACAGACTGCAAACACTCTATCCGTTGTTGCACGTGAGCAACTTCAGATCGGTGACAGGCAGCAGATGACCCTTGAGATAGGGTATGACGGCAATGATTTTACCGAAGGCTACAAGACTGTTAAGGTCAATGTAAGACTTGCATTTGCAGTACGTGACCCGCTGGCAGTAATTTATTGCAGTGATCTTGCAACAGCAGTGACAAACATCAACATCGTGTAAGCGGTTAATAATAATTTAAAAACAGGAGGATAAAACAATGAAAAAGTTAATCGCAATCATATCAATTCTGTTGCTTTTTGTTGCAGCAGTGAACGCACAGAGGACCGTATCCGCAGCATCGGGGACAACTACCGCAATGCTCTCTACCGAGTCAATGATAAAGATCAACACCACAGCAGCCGACACCGTTGGAGGCACTGCCGTGAAGTACTGGATATTCAACGTTAACAAGGCCAAACTTCAGCTCTACTCTTTTGTCATTGACATTGACACAATCAGGACACATACAAGGTCAGCCGGTAACCGTGTAGCTATTAAGCTCTATGGTTCAATGGATGCTTCTACGTTTGTTCAGGTAGGTTCAACGATATTCTACAACCGTAACGCAGGGACGCTGGCAGATAGCACCTTTGCCCTATCGGATGTAAGTACCGGGGTTTTATGGAAGTACCTTAAACTGGAGTACACAGGGGTTGTTGCTAACAGATGCAGCAAACCGACCCTGATGATTCTCAAGGTAGCGGACAAGAATTAAATAATCAAAGGGGAGGGGTAACTCTCTCCCCTTTTAAATAATTAGTTATGGAAAGCATTTCAAGAAGCGGAAAAATATTCACAGGCAAGTTTGCTGAGACTGCTGCAAGGATAGGACTGGCAAAGGTTGTTGAGGAAGCCCCTGTCGAGAAGACACCAGCAAAGAAAGGACACAAGAGAGGACCCAAGAAAACTAAAAAGTAATGTTTATCGACAGCACATATTTTGTAGGCGAGATTCAGATCCCGAACGTAACGGCAAACGCAACCGCTATCACTCAGGCTATAAACCAATACGAGAAGGAGATTCTTATCCAACTGCTCGGATATAAACTCTATTCTCTTTTAGTTGCTGACTGCACTCTCGGAGTACCGGCAACGCAGATTTACAAAGACCTGGTTAACGGTGTTGAGTTCGTGCATGATCCTGATGGCGAGGCTATAACACTCAAATGGGAAGGGTTAAAGAATTCATCCCTCCAGTCGCTTATTGCTTACTATGTCTTTTATAAGTATGTCGAACGTGATGTTACAAGGCTTTACGGTACGGGTGTCAGCATGGTTCAACCGGAGAAAGGTTTTGAGAGGGTCAGCCCTGTAAACAAGATGCTCAACGCATGGGAAAGGATGCGGGAGCTTTACGGGAAGATGGACCCTCAGTATAAGGATTATTTCTACAAGCCTCTGATGGGTGATGAACTGCCTGGGACATTCAACAGCGACCCTTCAGCTTATAATTTCCTGTATGCAAACATGGACAATTATCCGACATGGAGATTCACGCCCGTATGGAGTATTAACGCTTTTGGAATTTAAAACAGTAAAAAAATGATATTCAATTACGATTCACAGATGGATGAACTGCTCGCACGGGGCGGGTCATTCGATATAACCGGAACAACTGCTGTAACAAATAAGCAGTTCTGGGGGTTTAACGCTTCGGATGGGGCTGTTATAAACGCCATTCTCGGAGTACCATTAAAGACATCTGCTGCAACGTTGACAGCTATCAGGGCGGCAGAGGTAGATATATCAGCACTCATATTAACCGGTGCGTCTGATCCTCTATTTGCAGGGTGTATATACCGGGCAGATGGTTATATCATCACTTCGATAGACCTGACAAGCGGGTCACTGCATTGTTACAAGACCAAAGAACAGGTAACGGCAGCATAACATGGAGACAATATATAATGTCGAATGGGATGAGAAGTTAATCAAGGTAACACGAAATGATACCATTAACGGGTTATCGTTTTCTGTTGCTCTTAATGGTGTTGCCTATGATATGACAGGCATGAGGCTTGACGCTGATATAAAAGATATGGGAGGGACAACCATACAGACAATATCAACGGCAGGCACATCCCCTTTAATTGTTATATCTACATCAACATTTAGTATTTCACCTGTTGCATTCGCAAATGTAGGAATGTTTAAGATGAATGTACGATTAACAAATGGAGCAGTCGTATCGACTATTCTAAGGGCAAAATTTGAAATATCGGAGGACATAAAATGATAGCTACCGGGGTAGGAGTGGGTGTTTCAATGCAGGGATTATCAATTAATCCTGCAATTCCTATATTGAAAGACGGTAATACCGTTGGGTGGTATGAAGCGAGGGATTTAACAACTGTAACAAAAGACGGGTCGAATCATGTTACAAGATGGAATGATAAGTTAGGATCGGGCCGGGATTTTACAATAGTTGGAGGTACTCCTCACTGGAGTTCTACGGGAATTCTTTTTGATGGTGTAGGCGATATTTTAACAACAGATGCTTTTACTTTGGCACAACCAACACAAATTTATATCCGATGCAGACAGGTAACATGGACAAACAATGATGTTATACTTGATGGTAAGAATATAGTCACCGGTGTTATTTATCAACAGACATCTACACCTTCAATAAAACTCTATGCAGGGGCTGCGTTATCAGGAGCAATAAATGAATTAACGATTGGTTCATGGGGGACTATTATAGTCTTATTCAGCGGTGCGGATAGCTACGGCCAAATAAATCTCAACACAGCGATAACGGGTAATTTCGGAACAGGGGCAATGGGTGGCTTGTCGCTTGGTGGCAGGGCAGGAGGTTCTTATTATTCTAATATTGAAGTTGCTGGATTAGCTGTTAGGAAAAAGGCTGATTCGCTTACAGATAAGACTAAGATAATGAACTATTTAAACTCATTATAATGTCAGGATTTAAGTTAACACATACTAATCCTAAGAGGTTCACAATAGAACATATTACCGGTTCGCCGGATGGTAATTGTTCTGGGCTTGTTGCTGTAGCTATTTCTGATACAATTATTAATCTTACATGGGTTAATGGCAGCACTAACGAGACCGGCATTTCAATAGAGAGGTCTACGGACGGCATAAATTACACACAGATATACAATGCGCTTGCCGGGGCAACTTCTTATAGTAATACCGGAAGGGCAGACGATACATTATATTACTATCGTGTAAGAGCAGTAAGAGGATCATTTTACAGCAGTTACTCGAATGTAGCGTCAGCCACAACATACTCATCTGATTTTATTGATTATCTTGACAGGGTTACTGCCGATGGTGGTACTAATTTACTTGATGATATTTCATCTTCAGCTTATCTTAATGTGCTGATGAATTATTATAAGGATAACGGATTATTTGATGCCGCTACACTTTTAATGATTCCTTCGGCAAGGAAAGCAAGTAAATTATATTCTGTATTACCATCTGATGGGTCGGGGGATTTTGTTTATACTCGTTCCGGGAGCCGTTGGGACAGGAATAATTATGGAGTATATACCGAGGAGGCTGATAATATACCTGGATTAGATTGGGATGGTACACAATATCGTTATGCTTCTGAATTAGCTGTTTCAAACCTTTTCAGCAATCCCTCTGCCCCGGCAACTCAAACAGTCACTGTGTTAAATTCAACCGTGTATAGCGTTAGTTGTAAGGGTAGTGGAAGTGTAACATTGTCAGGAGCAGCAACCGGGGTAGTTACAGAATCAACTCCGCTAATCATTACAACCGGATCTACATCATTAATTTGCACTTGTTCGGGGACATTGACTAATGTACAGGTAGAGAACGGCCTTGGAACAATTACGTCTCCTATTTACGGCGGGGCTGGCACTCATGCAAGAGTAAAGGATGTAGCACAATTAACTGGAGCTGGTGCGATAATAGGACAAACCGAAGGAACTATTTACATTGAAATTGACAGCTCACAGGTCTATCCTGTAGGTGCGGGACAGTTATTTTGCTTAACCAATGCTTCGGGTTATGGGACTGACAGGATGAATTGTTATATTACAAGGGTTTCAGGCGGGGTGACATTTGAATTTGATGTAATTACCGGAGGTGTTCTACAGACATCCATTGCTTCAGCTACCTTTGTTTACAATCCTGAACCTTTCAAGATTGCTATAAGATATAAAGCCAATGACATAGCGGTATTTATTAACGGTATTCTTGTGGGAACTGATACTTCCACTTCTATTCCGGCTTGTACGATTATTGATCTTGGTCATTTAGCTAATGCCAGCCAATTAAGCGATTATATTAAAGCATTTGCTCTTTGTGATACCGGATTAACAAACCAGGAACTAAGCGATATATCTGACTCAATTCTTGATGGATTAGACACAACAAGTCTGTCAAATTTTAAAGCTGCAAAAGCCCTGTTAGACGGCGGTTCAAACACAAGGTATAATATAAACTTTCATGGAGATTCTATTACTGAGGGCGTAACTGCCGGAACAACTGCTCAATATGATACACTCGGTTT